ATGACCGAATGCAAATACATCTCCGACCGCGAAGCTAAATTCCTCGCGGTCGTTCTCGTGGTGCTTGTCCTAGCGATCGCCGTAGCCGGATGCACCGCAGAGCAGACCGACTACGCAGACGGTGAGCGGTCGGATCTGGTCGAGATCCGGTACTGTGACGCCCTCAGCTCCGGATACAACACGGTCGGCGAGATCACGCTGAAAAACATCCACGACGAGCCACTGTCATCCGTGGAGATCCTCGCGAAGTTCTACGACGGCGAGGCGCTGGTCGGCGACGGCCGGGAGACGGTCCGGGACCTCGGACCCGGCGAGACTGCCCGGCTCACGATCGCGTATCAGGGATTTGCAGACCGCGTCGAGGTCGACGAGATCCGGGTGATTGTGTAGTCTAGTGGTCGCGACGGGGTCCAGAAAGAGGTTTTAGTATCAGTCATGTGAGAGAATAGGGGGCGGGGGATATATAGGGGTTACCAGCTACCTGCCTCGACAAACACTTTCGTCGCCGGAGTGATGGTGCTCCGATTCGACATAATTTTGACGTTTGTGATTGTGACGGCGTTAGTTACATTGTCACTCCAGGAGCCCTGGATTACGAGCGTGTTACCCGCACAAAACCCCCCAGTTGTGTCTACTGATGCCGTAACTGAGATTGCATCCCCGCCGATTGATGAAGTCCCGATCACCTCCCCATCCCTCAAAACCTGAACGTTTAACACGGGAGAGTAGCCGGCCACTCCGGGTGCCGCGTTTGTAATCGATGCACGAAGATTTGACGACATTGGGATACTGCTGTAAGTCGGCGGAACCGTTATCGTGTATAACGTTTTCCATGTGCCGCTGACCGATTCCGATATATTAACGTCCTTCCGCACTGTCGTACCAGGTACGTCCACGAACTGCGACAGGGCGCCGATGTTCCCCGTCTGGCTCTGGAGGGTGGCTCCGGAGACCTCGGTGCTGCACCGGATCGCCGCCGCCACCAGCCGTGACGCGAGCATCCGGGCATCATAGATCCTGTCCGCCGGGAGCGTCGTCTGCCCGGTCTCGATCAGGCAGACCGCGACCGGCACACTGTTCGCGGGCAGCGCGGGCACGCGCCGCTCCTCCGTTCCCTTCGTCACGACGACCGTACCGGATGAATTCACGCTGAGCAAGTCATACCGGTCGAATGTCGCTGCGTCGAGCGTCTTCGTCTGTTGCGAGACCGGTCTCACCGTCCCGCCGATCACCACCGTGCCGGCGGCCACCGTGATCTGCCGGGCCGCCCCCGACCCCGTCTGCGTGCACCCCGACAGGACCGCCGTGCCGTTCGGCCACAGGTTCGCAATCGCGTTCATCATGACCCCGAAAAGAGGGTCGCCATCCTGGAATGTCTTCATGCTTTGTTCCTCAGCCTCGTGAGAATCTCGTATTCTACCTCGATCAGGTTGGTCTTCAGCAGTGCCGCGTGGGTTTTCCGGGTCGTCAGGGTCGTCGCGGTCTTTATCCCGACCTCCGACAGGTACGACCCGTTCCCCTCCGCTGCGCCGAGCCGGCCCCGGGCGACGAACTCGCCCGTCAGCCGGTTGAACGTCGTTGCTGGTTTTGATGCGAGCGGCGACTGGAGCGCGGTATCAGAGGACGTCTCCGGCGTGGTGCCGGTCCCGATCTCCACCGTCGCAATCGCCGCCCGTATCAGGTCTCTGTAGGCATTCAGCCCCTGGTTCAGTGTAGTCATTCAGATCACTCTCGTCCTGCCGCCCGGGTCACCGAGCACGCCGCCGCCCACATGCGGATCGCCGAGGTTGCCGCCCGGCTCGCCGAACAGGAACACGCCCGCGGCGACATGGATCACGTAGACCGCGAGTTCCGTCTCGATCTCGACCTCTTCGAGCAGGTTGACGACCTCGAGGGGCGTCGCGTCCGGGTCGGCGTCCCGGGCATCGATTCGTGAGACCTCGTCCGAGAGCTCGACCAGGACGTCGACCACGCCCTCGTTGTTCTCCGCGAGTTTTACGACGGTCTGGTCCTCTGGATAGGCGTACTCGATCTGCGCCACCCGGTAGGATCCATCGATCCTCTGGTCGGGGACCCGGACGGCGCAGACGTCGCCCGGCCGGACGCGGACCGCGCCCCAGGTCTCAATCTCCCCCGTCCGGATCACTGTCCGGTTCGCCAGGATCGCCGCCGCCCGGTTGCGGGCACCCTCCTCCGTCGTGATCTCCGGGTAGGTCCGGGCGACCTCGATCACCACAGGGCGCGGCGCACCGTACCGGTTCTGGAGCGCGAGTTGCGCCGCCAGGTCCTGCACGGCCACCGCGCCGGTGTTCGGCGGCTGCCCGTAATAGATCACGACCCGGTTGACCTCCATCCGCCCGTCCTCCTCGAACCGGGCATCGGTGTACCAGCCTTCGGTAAAATGGCGCCGACTCGTCCGGACGTCCCACTCCCGGAAGAAGAACTTGCCTTCGTCGTCGGCCCCCCACTCCTCCGATTTGCTCATCGCGGCAATCTCCGCGAGCACGGAGTCGAGCGCCTCGCCTTTCCAGACCTGCGAGATCACGATATCGTTCGTGAGGTCGACCTGTGCCGGGTCCCAGACGAGCGGGGTCAGGGTCGTGACGAGGTCATGGGCGATGTCCCGGAGCCCGGTATCGGTGTAGGTTTTATAGACGACGCGGCGCTTGAGCCAGAAGTCGTACGAGAGGAGGTCAAGCGTCGTGACGTTCTCGTTTGTCCGGACGTCGACGACAAACCCGCCGAACCGGAGTTGTAGCGGGCTCCGGGGCGACGGGGCGGCGTAGAGCAGGATCGATGTATCTCGCGGCGTATCAGCGGCGATCGCACCGTCCGGATCGATGATCTCGACGGTCGCTTTCCGGGCGAACCGCGAGTAGGCGTCCTGCACTCGGATTCGAGTCACACCCGCGAGTTCGCCGAGACTACCATGCGCCGCGTGCCAGATCGACCCGGTGTCGCCCCCTGGGAGGGACGGGGGGTCGTAGACGATCAACTCGTCCCGGAGCGCGAGGTTGGTCGCGGCGATCCAGGCGGGGGAGCGGGGGGTGGAGGAGATCGAAACGAGTGCCAGATTACATTCTAAAAATAACCCGGCGCCTGCTCTGGAGCAGAGATACGTCAGAACCGCTCCGCTGCTCGGTATACCCGTACTGCCCGGCGCAACAGTGCCGACGCCCCCGTCATAGTAGAGGTATGATGCAGCAGCCTGTTGGTCGAGTACCCCCCAGACATCATGCCACGCCCCGGCGTAATCGGGACGGTAATCCGCGTAGATGATATCTCCGACGCCAAAGAACCGTAGGTCCCCATTACCCATACTCGCCAGCTGATATACCCCTGCGCCCGCCCAAACCCCATGTTCGAGGATCAGGCGCTCGCTCGCGACAGTTCGATCGATGCGGAATAATGTTTGGACCGAGAAACTCTTCCCCCCCATATCAAGAGTGGACGATGCGGGGATAACTCCGTAATCATCCACCCCATCATACGAGTAGCACGCCCCGAGCGGGCCGTCCGTCTCCGTCGCCCCGTAGATCGTCGCATGGTTCGCGTTCGGCGACGAGTCGAGCAGCAGCCCGCCGGAAGGCTTCATCCACACGCCCGCGTAGCCGTTCGTCCACACCTGCTGCGCCGCCGGTTCCCCGGTATCCCCGACACAGGAGGTGTTTTCGGGCGCGGTGCGAGAGTACCAAAGGTAGAGCGGAGTATCCGCGTCCGAGGATACCTCAGGAATCCGGACGAAGAGGACCGCATACAGCCGCTCCGGCTGCCACTCCTTAATCTCGACGTAACATTGTGTCCCGTCCTCTAAGGCAACCGCGATCTGTTTGCGGCGGTCCCAGATCTCGAAGAAGAGGTCGCTGAGATGCGCCCGGGTTTTCTTGGTTGCCGAGAGGATCAGCGCCGCCGGGAAGTCCTCCAGCGCCTCCTGTATGCGCGAGTGGTCGACCCGCATCGGGACGACCTGGGCGTGCTCGAATCCTGGCGGCGGCACCGGCGGCATGATCACTCCTGCGCCCGGAGGACGTCTTCCGGGATGAGCTCGCACGGCTGCGGCGGCACCTCGTCGTGGCGGCAGATGTGGAGCCGTGCCGGGGCCTCCTCCGGAGCCCACTCGCTCTGCGTTCGGAGCGCGTCGATCAACGTCAGGATCTCGGGGCCCTCCAGATCGTCGGCGATCCTCACCCGGATCTGCTCCTGCGGTTCGCCGCGTTCGATCTGCTCGTCGGTCTGTGTCTTGAGTATCTCGATAAATCGCGTCATTCCTCTTCCTCCTCTTCCTCTTCCTGTCGCGAGAACCCGCTGATGAACTTCAGCATCCAGTCTATCCGGTCTTTCCCGGCCACATACGGCCCCCGGATCTCATCGAACGCGACCTGCGGGAGTCGGAGCGAGTCCCCGGGATTCGCAGGATCGAACCGGAGTTCGGTCTCGTCGCGGGCAGTATACACGACCTGTGGAGTGTAGAGGTCGAAGTTTCCGCCGACCCCGAAGGCGTACTGGTAGATCCGGCGCATCTGCATCTCCGCCGTCACCTCCGAGTATCCGAACAAGTTCTGCAGCGCGTCCCGATGTTCCGTGGGCAGGCCGTCGGAACTTTGGAACGTGCCCTGGATCGTGACCTCCCAGTACCACCGCCGGACGTCGCGGGCAACTGCCCCCTTTCCCCGGGCGAGGTTGCCGACATATAGGTCGTTTTTCGAGACAGGGGTGATCTGGGTCGTGGGCGCGAGATAGGCGACGACTACCCCGTCTCTCTCCAACCGGACACTAGTGTGCGTCATCGTGCCCGCTCCCGGAGCGCCTGCCCGATCTCGTCCCGCACCATTCGGGCGATCTTTCCCTCGTCAAGCGGGGACTGTGCGGCCGCTCCCGACACCGTGATCCCCCCAATATCGACGTATACCGTCTGCGATGTCCCGCCGCCGGCACCCACAGCCACAGGCGCCGGTGAAGCGACCGGCAGGGCCGGGGAGAACTGCACTGATCGCATGCCAGCCTCGAAATGCTGGACCAGGTCCGAACCCCATCGATAGGCCATGCGATCGTTTGCCGAGATGTCGAACGACATCACCGCCTCGATCTTGCTCTTGATGGTCGCGATCGTGCTGTCCAGCCAGGCAAACATCGACCGGATACCGCCGATGAAGTTGTTCATCATGTCGACGCCCCACTGCCGGGCGCCCGGTAGCCATCCGAGGAACTTGCCGGCAACCGTGCCGAGGACCCCTATCACGTAGTTGTACAGGACGGGAGCCAGGTTCCGGATGCCGGCAACGAACTTGGCCACGAGATCCGCCCCCCACGCGATCGGATCCTCCTTGAACTTCCTCCACTCCTCTCCGATGCGGGTGAACATCGCCGAGACGGCCAGCGGGGCGTTTTCCTTGAGCCAGTTCCATGCATTGAGTATTTTCTGAGCGAACGTCTGAAACGTATCCCCGGTGCCGAGATAGCGATCCACGGTGGCGGCGAGATCGAAGAAGATCTGATCCCAGTTTTCGAGGATCGCAGGCGTGCCCCTGACGAGCGCGTCCTTCATGCTGTCCGGGAGTTTCTCCCATTCTTCGAGGAACCCCCAGGCCAGATCGGCCAACCCATCGAAGAACGGCGCTGCCCGCTCCCCAACGTCCATGAAGAACAGGGAGAACGCGAGCCGGATCTCCCCGATCGCGGCGCTCATCGACGGCGACTCTCGGGCGATCGTGTACATCGCCGCCCCGATCGTCCCGGCGACCGCGAGCAGCGCCGTCATGTGCCGCTGCATCCACCCTTTCGTCGCGGCCTCGTCGCGTTTCGCGTGGCGGGCGGTCGTCGAGAGACTGTCCCGGACGCGCTTGTCGGCCCGGATCACATCATGGTGCCCTTCGGCCGCGTAACGTAAGACCAGACTGCCGAGTAGTCCCATCTATCTCCTCCGTGTGCGCTGTTTCATCTTCCGTTCCTCCTCTTCGATCCGGGCCGCCTTCCCGCGCAGGATCGCGACGTGCGCCTGATACTCCCGGGCGGGCAAGACAGCGCGGGCGTCGAATGGGCAGCCGTATTCGCTCCAGAACACGGCGTCCTGCATCACCCGTGCCTCCCAGACCTCAGTCGGTGCAATCGCCTCGCCCTTCCCCAACAAGACGAAAGTCGGCCTCGGTTTCCTCGTCGAGCGTGTGCCACTTCTCGATCGCGTCCGCGAGACCGTCCCGGATGTAGACCGGGAGCGCGTCGAGATGCTCGGAAGTCAACGCGAACCCGGGCGGCCCCTCGACCACCCCGGCGCGGATATAGTCCCGTTTGAGCCGGGCGAGTTCTGCGGCGGAGATTGCCCCGCCCCGCCCCCGCGCCCGGAGCGCCCGCTCCTCGATCCGATCTTTGTCCGCCTGTGTGAGCTGTCGGATACGGAACTGGACGGTGCCGGCTCCGACCAGGAACTCGATTACCTTCGTCTCCTCGCGCTGCCGCTGGAACTCCGCGAGCGCCTCGTCCCACGTCAACGTCATGATGTCGGCTCCCGGATATGGATCTTGGTCGACTTCGGCGCGAGTACGATATCGCCCTGGACGTCACCGGCCTCTTTCGTCGGGATCGGAGCGTCCAGGATATCGCAGTCGTTGAGGTAGATCACCATCGCGTCTTTCGACACCGCCAGCGATGCCGCTCCGTCCCGGATGAGGGGGATCGTCACGTCGATGCTGCCGGCGTCCTCGAGTGCGGCTGCGTAGAGCGACGTGTCGACCACTGTGATCCCAAGTTTCGTGTCGTAGCGGTTCGCGACCTCCTCCTCGACGATCGAGTAGGCGTTCCTCCCCCCGCCGTGGTGCCGGGCGGCAAGACCATTTGCCCACCGAAGGTCGAACGAGTTCACGGTCGCGAGGGTCTTCGTCAACCCGTCGGCCATCGTGACCTCACCGAGCATCCAGAACCGATACGGCTGGACCGACGGGATCGACAGAGTCGGATAGGTCGGCGTGCCGCTCGTGACCGGGATCCGCTGTGCCGCGACCACATCGAGCGAGGTGACGACCGGTTCACCGGCCCGGGCGGAGAGCGACAGGTCCGCCTTGCACCCGACGTACGTCTCCTGCAGGATTGTGTCCGTCTGGTCCCGGCGGATGGAGATCGTCCCGAGGATGTCGGATGTGCCGTCCTCGTCCGTCCAGTCGTAGCCGGTGTATCCTGTGCCGTTCGCATTGGACCGCGGGCCGAAACAGCACGCGAACGGCTGCTCTTTCCCGAGGATCTGGTAGGCGATCGAGAACGTGAGATCGTATTCGTCCTTACTGTACACGTAGGGCGCTCTCCGGTGACCGGATGCGGCGACCGCGGTTTTCGGGTTCGCCTGTGGCCAATCGATATCGCCCTGGATCAGGCCGAACGGGGTGGCGAGGGGGTCTGCGACTGTGTAGGGCGTCCCCTCCACCCCCCAGTAGACCTGGCTTTTTGCTGCATGTAGGTATCTACTTGTCATTGTCTCACTCTGTGGGCGGGGCTGTATACACCGTGCCCCGGACGGCTATTCGCCACCGCCGCACCTGTTCGGCCGCGTCCCACGACATCGCAGTCGAGGAGACGATCGCGGCGTCGTGGAAGTTGAGCTGGTTCAGCGTGGCGGTGTTCGATTCGATCCAACCCCGCACCTGATCGCGGAGTTTGAACATCTGCGTCGAGGTCTTCGCGGCGATCTCGATCCCGACGGTGTAGGTGTGCAGCCACACATCGCCCCGGATATCCGGGCGGCGGGACACGTCTGCGGCCTCGGTGATCACGATATGCGGGTAGTGGCGGGCGCGGTCGGGGTACTCGGTCACGACCATCTGCGACTTCGGCGGCCGCGTTGCTGCATCAGGATCGGTGATCGTGGTTGCAGTCACGGCGGCGCGGAGATTATCGCGCCACAAGTCGACGACAATCGACGTCGAGAGAGAATCAGATGGGACGGTCGTCCCCATAGAATCCCTCCTCGTTTGGAGCGGTGTGCATCAGTGTTCCTCCAGTTCGCGTTTGAATCTGGCTTTGATTGATTCTTCGACGGTCGGTGCGACGGTCTGCATCGCGAGCAATCCGGGGGCGAACCCCCTGAGCCCGTGAGCGCCGATATGCCGTCGGATGTTGAGGATCATATCGTCGAAGGTCTCGCCCTCACGAGGCACGAGCCCGGCCTCCCGCGCCCATCTCTCGATGGGTTCCGGCGGCGGCATCCGCTTTCCCGGCTCGCGGCCATACTCGGCGATAATGTGCTGCATCGTCTCGCCCTTCACGAGATACTCATCGGCTCCCGGTAGTTCCGGGGACACTGTGGTCCGGGCAATAGCCTCGCCAGTGCCGACGTAGGGGCGGCCGTGCGAGCCATCGGCGCCGAGTCCCTTTTCGAGATTCTCCTGGTATTGCTGCCGCGTCCTCTCAGCCGCTTTCCAGAGCTCTTCCGAGACGATCCGCTCGACGTCCGGTGCCGGGGCGAGCACGATCTCAACGTTGTAGCTCATGCGCTCGGGACCTCCTGCAGGAAGACGCTGAATTTCTCGACGCCGGTGAACGGATGCCGATCGTCCTTGACATCAGCAACCCGGTAGACACGGCAGGGAGTATCGGCGATACGGACCGCCTCGTCAGTGGCCGTGAGGGCCTTCGCCGGGTCACCGTCGATCGAGACGGTCCAGGCACTTGGGGTTCCGCCGAGCGCGAGGGTCTTCGCGCCCGGGATCTCGATGATGAGGTCAGCTCGCCCCTCTCGATCAGATCGGATATCATTCGTCCCGGCAATCGTGGCACGGCGCGAGGCGGTGATGCCCCGGCCGACCAGGTCACGAGACTCCTTGTCCGACGGCGCGGAGAGGATCGCCCGAACCGCCTGGAGTTCCCAGACGGAGGCGTCTGCATCGAACCCGTCGTAGTCGTCGAACGCTGCGGTAGTGCAGCGGACGACGATCATCGGAGTCCCGTGGCGCGAGACGATCGCACCGACCATCTCACGCCACCGCCAGATAGACGATCGCGCCGATGATGACGACGCACATCCCGACGAGCTGCCAGGGGAGCTGGTCGATCTTCGCCCGCATCCCCTGGATATCCTCCCGGAGTCCTGCGATCTCCCGCCGTGTCCGCGCCTCGGATTCCCGGACGAGATCCTTGACCATCCCCTCCATCTTCTCACGGTGTTTCTCGCACTCTGCATGCGTGACGGGGGAGTTCATCAAGCCGCTCCTGCCACCCGGTGGCGGTCGAGGATCTGCATCTGCTCCGGGACGAGCCCCATCAGCCGGGAGAGTTCCGAGTACGCGACGCTGTAGCCATCCATGCTCATGCTCGACGCCCCTTTGACGGCCCGGTTGCGGGCGGCGTGGGTCAGCGCCCCGATGACGAGATCCTCGACGATGCTGACGATCGCGCCCGGCGGCGAGACGTAGCCGTGGGAGTAGACGACCGAGACGTTCCGCAGCCCTGCGGGCCACACCGCGCCGTCGATGCGCTCCAGGATGCCCGATCCGGCGACCACCTCGAACTCGGTGCCCTCGGTGAGCGCGGCCCCGCCGACCTCGACGGACGTCACAGACAAGATCGGCCAGCCCTTGAGCCGCAGCCGGGGGCGGCCGGTGCCGTCGTAACGCTCTGACGTATCAACGTGGTTGGCGAAATCCCGACCGCAGTACTGGTCGACGATGTCGGATGCCTGCCCGATGAGATCCTCGACGAGAGACGCGAGAGCGTCGTCGTCCACGAGCGCCAGGTCGGCGTACGTGATGCCGGACCGGGTGAGCGTCCGGGCAGGGTCACCGTAGGCCGACATGGATCAGTCCCCCCGGTGTTTGTAGCTCCAGACGACCGTGAGGGTGCCGTCCGGTCCCGGCGCGGCAGAGGGTTCGCCCTTGATTCGGGCGTATGCCCACGGGCCGCGGACGCGGAAGTATGCCGAGCCTCCCGACGCGGCGATCGTCGCCTTCGCGATCCCGGCCGTCGTCGAGATTGCGCCCGAGATGGTATACTCGCCGGTGGCCGTCCCTTCTCCGCCCTCATAGGGGTCGGTCATCGTCGGGTCGTCGCCGAGCGCGAGCTGGAGCGTTGCGTCGAGCGCCTTATCGGTGTTGTTCTTCACCTTGCAGATCGCATCCCCGATCGTCCGGAGGTCGGCGATCGTCGAGTAAATGTCGTTCGCGTCCGGGACCGGGATCGTTTCAGGTATCGGTGGGATGCCCCTCGTCATCGTCGTCCTCCTCCCAGTCTACCGGCACCGGGACGCCGTTATTCATCCGCATTACGTGTGCCATCGCGATCACCGGCCTTTCTTGCCACGAGGGTTGTCGGCCGGGGGTTCGTCAGGGATCTCCTCAGGGATCTCTTCGCGAGGTTCTGCCGCGACCACAGTGGCCGGGACGCATCCGGCTGCGCGTAGGCGGTCAGCGAGTGCGGGGTCGTCCGGGGCTTCAAAGACCCCCTCGACGATATCCGCCCGCGCCCGCAGGTCGAATGCGATCCGACCCTTCTTCAGCGTTGGGTGTTTCCACTGCATCGAGATCACCTCGCCGGGACGCCGATCAGGCCGCCGTTGAACACGATCGTGTCGGTCTTGCCGGCGCCGGGGGCCTGGTCGAGCGTGACGGTGATCGTGACGCCGGTCTTTGCCTGCGAGGTGATCGCCCACGACATCGACGTGGCAGCGGACCCGGCGTCCTTGACATGCTGCGGGTGGCCGACGAGCACCGGGACGGCCGCGTAGGTGACCTCGGGCGTCAAGGTGATCGTGGTGGAGGATGCGAGCGCACCCTGCACCGTGATCGCGCTGGTGACGGTGACGCCGGTGGACGATGCGTCGGTCTTGACTGCGAGCGCCATCGTGTTGTCGACGGCGGTGTGCGTCTTGCGGGTCAGGGTTACGACCGCACCGGCGACCCCGACATCGAAGAACGCGCCGACGTCATCGTCATCTTCGAGTGCGGCAGCGAGGAGAGCGGCGACGGCTTCAACCGTGTCCTTATCCTTGACTGTGACGGTGACGTCTTTCGTGCCGGTGGCCAGGCCTACGGCGGTGACGGTGACAACCACATCGCCGTCAGCGACCGAGGGCGTGGCGACCGTGGCCGTCATGACCTGCGGGGTGCCGCCGATAGTGGCGGAGAGGGAGAACCCCTCCACCGCGCAGTTGATATTTGCCTGCGCTCCGGGAGGTACAAGGACTGTCATCCTTTACCCCCCTTAGATTGCATACGCCTGGAGATATTTGCTCATCTGGCCGCCAGCACGGTCGATATATGTACCGTATTCGCCCATTGCCATCATGTCCCCGAGACCGGCGCGGCCGAGCGGGACCGTGAAGAGCGGTGCGAGACTCGCAAAGGCGTTGGCGCGCTTGTTCATGATGAACACGTCTCCCTCATCACCGGGCGTGTAGGCTCCGTTGCCGTAGGTGTGCTGGTCGACGTTGTGGCTCGCGATCACCGGCACGCCGCTGATATAGATCACCTCGTAACCGAAGTTCACTGAGGAGGTGTTCTGATCGAGGATCGCCCGGGTCTGGAGCTCGTTTTCGAGCTCGTCGAAGAGCGTGTGGCTGGTCCAGATTTCGAGATCTCCCTTGTAGATCCCGCGGGTCTGGAGGAGGCTCTTGATCTCGGACTTGACATCCTTGAGGAGTGCCTGCGTGTCCGCGAGGTTGACGGCTGTCTTGTCGACAATGTTTCCGGCCGCAGTCTCGACGATCATACCGTCGAAGGCGTTGGCGTCACCGGGCGAGCCATCGTTGAGCGCCTGCGCGTGGTCGCCGTAGAGGATCTGCTGTTCCTTGAACTGCGCCCACTCGCTGATCCGGGCACCGAGCGCGGTCTCACGGACGTTCACGGGACCATCTGCGGCGACACGCTCGGCGAAGTCGGAGATGTCCACGCGGTCGGCGTAGATCTTGTGGTCGTAGTCCGTGTTGGAGAGCGTGAAGTCGTTGCTCGCCTGCGTGTTCAGGGTGAGCGCCGTCGCTTCGTTGACCATCCCCACCGGGGCGGCACGGGCAGAGATCCAGTTCACGCGAACGGGGTTACCGGAGTATCCGCGCATGGGGAGCCGGGCGAGGAGCGGGGCGTCGGTGCGGAGGATGTCGATCACATCCGGGTCGAATACGAGCGGGATTGCGCTGGCAACGGTGGTCGAGGTTGCCTTCACCCTCTCCGGCTCCATCTGCGCCTTGAACGCTCTTCCCAGGAATCCCTTGAATTTCTCGCGGGTCGCGGGGTCGCGCATTGCACTCTGAATAGAGGGGGTCAGACCCTCGTTGTCTGCGCGGAACCCCTGGCTCTTCCAGAAGTGGTCGAACATCTGCTCGCGGGCATTCAGTCCAAAGATAGATTTTGCAGTCATCATAGTTGATCGCTCTCAGTACAGCGGCTTGTAGGGGGACGCCGCCGGGGTCTCGTTCTTCTGCGGTTCCTTGACTTCGCGGGCGACAACGATCCCCCGCGGCCCCTTGCTTCGGGTCGCGGCGGCCTTCGTCACGGCAGTCTTGATCTCGTCGAGGGCGGCGAGCGACTTGAGTGCCTCGGTGATCGGGGCGAGCGCCTTGCCGACCTCTTCGGCGATGAGTGTCCGGAGCTTCGCCTCGTCGAGGACCTCGTAGGATTTCTCCTCATCGTCCTCTTCGTCTTCCTCAGGGGGCTCCTCCTCCGGCTGTTTTTCCTCTTCTTCCTCGGAGGTCTCAGGGGTCTGCTTCTGCTCCTCCTCTTCCTCTTCGGACCGCTCTTCTTCGGTTTCCTTCGTTTTGCGCTTCATGTCTTCTGGTTCCAGCCCCGCCTTCACGCGGAGCGATTTCACGACCGCCTGCACAGCAGCCGAGTTCACTGCGTCGGGGTTCGAGGGGATCCCGACAGCGGAGACCTCCCAGAGAGAGACCTCGTCGAAGACCGTCCCTCCATTCGGCTTGTCGCGGCCCTTGATGTCGCCAAACCCAACGGAGTGTCCGATCGGCATCCCCATCTCGAGTTTTCGCGCCAGCTCCTCACCACGCCAATTTCCCGGCTCGATGAACGCTGTCCCATACAGGACATTGCCCTCGACTTCGCCGTTGACCCACGCTCCGATCATATCGAGCGCGCCGTAGTTCCTGACCCCCGTGTCCGTAAACCCATGGTCCAGGAAATACGGAATTTTCCCGGTTTTCAGGGCCGCGAGCAGGCTCTCCAGCCCGGCCGAGGAGAACTCGTCGCCGTCCCGGTCCTCGGTAGTGGAGGAGATCGGGACGCGGATGAGCGTCACCTCAGGGCCGCTCTCGACGAGGCGCGCCTTCCAGACCTTCACCTGTCCGGGGGCCGCGTCGAGGGATTTTGTTTTCAGTTCTGGCATCTCTGATCACCTATTTGCTGTCTGAGGGGATGGGTTCAGTCCGGTCGGTGGCCGCCGACCGCGCCATACTTCTCTGCACTCATTCAATCCCCTCTGACTTCCGCCACTCGTAGAGGGTGGCCTTGCTGATGCCGAGATGCTCGGCCGCCTGGTTCTTGCTCATAGTCTCCATCCTCACGAGGAGGTCTTTTAGCGATTCATGCGGCCGCCCATACCCCAGCAGGACGGCGGCCTGTTTGGTCAGCGGTTCGAGGGCCAACCCCTTGACGGAGCGGAGTTCCTGCGCGGTGTCGGGGAGATCGTCCGCGAGCGCCAGGCGCTGGTCGCACATGCAGTTGTAGGGCTGATCCTCCCCGACGACGTAGCAGGTTTTGGGATAGTCTCGCGGCTGCCCCTTTGCTCCGGTTGCCGGGACGGTCCACGACTCGCGGACGCCGACGGTGACGTTGTTCATCGCCGTGTGCCATTCTCTCGACCGCCCCTTGATACCGCGGGAGCGCCAGGTCTTGCCCTTGAGCAGGTGCTCCGTCTCCTCGGCGAGCACCTGCTTGCCGTAGCGCTGCGCCCCCATGATCTCGGTCCTCGCGACGAGGCGGGCGTGGTCGCTCGTCATGCCGGCGACGTCGCGCTGGAGTGCCAGCCATGCGTCGCTGACATTGCCGCCCCGCTCGACCACTCCGGTGAGCGAGGTGCGGACGAGATCCCGGATCGAGTCCTCGACGCCCCGCATGTTCCGCGCCGCACGCTGCTGCAGGAGGCGGTAGGCGAAGGTCTGGGTGACGTCGAAGTCTTTGGTGATGTGGACTCGGTAGAGCCCCTTACCGACCCTGGACTCGAGTTCCCCCTCCAGCCGGCGGGATTCGAGATCAATCCCGTGCCGGAGGGCATCGGCCCGAGGGTCGGCGGTGACCGCGAGGAGGTCCTCAGCGATCGCGACCTGGTCGAGGACCGCGTCGAGGTCTACGAGCGGTTTCGCGCCGTCCTCGCTCCGCTCCGCCGGGAACGCCGCCTCGATTGCCGGCCGGAGGCTCTGTAGGGCGTCGTCGAACACGCCAGAAACCCGGCGGTGCAGCGCCTCGATGCGGCTCTTCCATTCTTCCGGCTCGTCCTCAGGTGCCGCTTTGATGTCGGCGAGGGCTTTCGTCACGGGGTCTGGAGAGGAGAGCAGGAGCCCGCCGCCGTAGAGTGGCTCCGGGGCGTTTGGCATCCCGAGGAGTTCCCCGGCGAACCACTCCGGGTGCATCCGGGCGAGGGAGTCCACGAGCGCGAGCGGCATGTCGCCCCACGGGACCGGCTCCTCCCCGCGCTCGACGAGGATGCGGTTCGGGGTGGACAGGCCGAGCCGGAGGTCGCTCTCCTGCTCAAGCCGCTTCTGCTTCTCGATGATCGGGTTGTGCGGGTCCCACCGGAACTCTATCTCCCCGCCGACGTCCCAGTATTCTTCAAGGAACGGGAGGATCGAGCGGTTGATCGCGCCAGCGAGGAGCTCGAGGAGCGGGACCGTGGTGCGCCGCCAGACCGCTTCTGCCTGCTCCTGCGCGGTGTTCCCCTGAACGGCGACACACCCGTTCCTTCGCGTGACGTAGAATCCGGTGCTGGTGGAGAAACAGTAGACAAATCCTGTATAGGGCTCCAACCGCGGGCGGTAGACCGTCCTCTCGTGGTCTTCCCGGATGAGAATGCGGTAGCATGTCTGCCGCCGCCCGTCGCCATCATAGTGGACCGTCCGTTTCGTCCCATATCCCAGTTTGAACGCGAGCTCCTGGATGTCATCGGCGAGCCCCGGACTGGTGGTGGAGTAGTAACCGCAGGCGCGGTTCTCCCGGGCGTCCCAGCTGCCGTCGCCAGCCATGAGGGCCTCGAACAAGGGGCGTAGCCTGTCGGGCGGCAGGTTCAGGCACGGGCGCGGGATCCGCTTCTCGCCGCAGTAGGCCCCGATGCTATCGAACAGGGGTTCTATCAGCTGGTCGCCGTAAACATTCCAGCGCGTGGTGTTGTCACGGACGTCCTGATACTCCCGATACTCCGCCCCGACTGCTTTCAGTACCCGGCGGATCTCTGCCACATTCTCCGAGCTCTTGTTGCTCTGGGCCAGGGTCATCACAGAGTAGCCTAGGAGACGGTCAGACCGCACCTTCCGCTTCTTCCCCATGGCACGGTGAACGCTGCTCAGCCCGCCTTCGCCGATCGCCCATCCTAGGAACCGTAGGTAGTCATCGGAGATCTCCATGTCTTCCCCGACCCACGCATCCGCCCCACTCTTGACGTTCACGCGGGATGCGCCAACCAGATCCTTTGCTGGCGCGACTTTCCAGGCGCGGGGGACGATCTTGGGGCGGGGCCCTCTCGGCGTGTTGTTTTGCGTTTTCCCGCCGCGGTAGAGGATCGTGTGCTCCTGTGTGACCAGGATGTCTTGGCCGTTGTTCGCGAACCTCACCAGTTCCTCATCGGCATAATACGCGTGCAGGGGGCCGGGCACCTCCAGGCGGCACTCGCCTGTCTCCAGGTCGTGGACCACGATCCGCTCTCCTGGCGCCACGTCCGGGTGCAACTTCCAGCCGTTTTCGGTGAGGACCTCGGTATCCTCGCTGTAGCAGCTGCGGTTGACGTCCTGCACGTAGCCGACCTCGTTGGCACTGACGCCGAAGCACATCCAGACGAGATTATTATACCACTCCTGCGAGGCGAGGAACTCCAGTTCTTTCGGTGATGCCCGGAACGGAATCCAGTTGGCGTCCGCGGAGTTCATCAAGGCGAGTTTGTGGGGCTTGCCGACGATCTCCTCTTTCCAGTACTCCCGAAACCGGGTCAGGTTGTCGTTTGACAAGCCGGGGAGGTTCAGGATGCCCTCCGGGACCTCGTTCTGCGGAAAGTACTTGAGATTCGATATGTCCTGGTTGAGCAGGATCTCGATGAGCCGGTGCGCCATCTGCACCCGGCTCCACCCGTACTGCCGGTCCGTCGAGGGGTTCTCCTCGATCCACACGATCTGGTCGCGGGAGAATGGGATCGGCGTGATCGCCCGATAGAGCGGGGCGTCGAGGAGCGAGGCTGCCGACGACATGCCCGGGAGCCCGGCGGCGAATGCGCCCTGTGCGATCGATGCCTGCGCCCCGACCTGGTAGTATGCCGGGGTCCCGGTGCCAGGGTCCGGAAGAATGCCGTGTTCGTCGGGGTTTTTCGTGAACGTAGCTCCGTCGCGGGCGTAGATCTCGCGGAGGAATCCGGACGAGTCCGGCACGAGCTCCAGCACCCCTGCGTCAATGGTGAGGATATCGGCGAGGACCTCCTTGCACAGCGTGTCGAATGTCGCTGGGTTCCGCGAGAAACCTCCGTCAAGGAAATCGACCACGGCGTCGCAGGCGGCGAAATGCTTGCTCGTCGGGGCGTCGACGGTCGGGACCACGCCCCACTCAGTCGTCGTCACCTGCCCCTTGATCGCGAGCATGGGGATAGAGACGGTGTGCGAGCGGGAGAATCGCCGAATCGTGTAGAGGTCCTCGTAGCGCGGGACGCCTCTCCCTGGAGTATACCAGATCGACTGCGAGAGGTCGAGCGCCCGCGGGGTTCCGGCGCCGTTGAGTGCCCGGGCACCGGCTTGCTTGATACCTGGCGCGATTACTGCCATCCGGCCTCCTGTGCTCGCTGCACAACCGGGGCGAGGTGTCGCCGGACGTCCTCCGGGGAGAGTTTGCGGATCTCGGCGATGTCCCGGCAGACGACATGCAGAGCCTTGCCATCTCTCTCACTGAGCCTCTCGGCGATGCTTGCGATCTGGTCGTCGGTCGTGCCCTCTCTGCAGATCCAGACGTAGACGCGGTCCGGGGCGTCGTGCAGGGTCTCGACGTACTCGACCGGGTCTGCCGGCCGCGGCACCCGGACCTCGTGGATCTCCGGCACGAGCCGGACCGGGGGCTCGACGCGGAGGAGCCGGGCGAGTGTTTCAATGAGTTTCTGTCTGTATGTCATGATCCTCCTACAATGCATAACAGGCGAACTCCTCGACGGGTTCGGAGAGTTCGGTGATTGCCCAGACGAGGGCGTCCATGCGGTCAGGGGACTCGTCGCCGGGGAGCCACTCACACATTTGATCTTCGAGTTCGGGGAACGCGCCGACGTGGTGGACCTCCCCCTTCTCGTAGAGCGCGGCGACCGGCTCGGCCCGGATGTACTTACCCCGGCTCGCGGAGACTTTCTTGAACGGGAGGTTTTTCGAGACGGTGCGGAGGTTGACCTCGACGAGGTCCCCCCCGTTGTTGGTCTCCCCAACCACGCGATCCGCACCGTGCTTGTCGACGGCCCAGGTAACACGCTTCGCCCAGTCGAGGGGGGTGCCCCGGACAGAGTAGTCACCGAGCACGTAGAGGTGGCCGGCTGCATCTTTCCCGACGACGACGATCCCGGTCTCGTCGCTCGTCTCGCTCCCGGTGACAGCGGGGTCCACGCCGACGACGATCCGGGCGAGGGGGGGTGGAGCGCCGACGTGCCGGTGCTCGTCGATCATGCTCCGCTTCCATAGTGCGCCTTCAGGGTCGTCGAGCCACTCGCCTTCGAGGAACCGGCGCCGCTTGCGTTCCGGCAGAGCGGCGAGGGTGTCCTCGATGTAGCCGTCCGGCAGGTTCTCCCGGTTGTCGATCGGATTCATGTTGAGGACAGCATAGCGGTCCGGGTTCGGGACGGGGACGCGGGTCTCCGGGTCGATGTGTTCCAGAAAGAGTTTGTAGAGCCAATGGGATTTGGTCGGCGGGTTGCAGTCCACGTATGCCCTGTTCACGAGATCCGTCTTCTGCGCGAGACGGGTCTGCGCCGTGGTGTAAGCGTGGTAAGAGATTTGGGACGACTCGTTGTAGTAGATCGTCGCATACTCCATGCCGAGGATCTTCTCGACCCGCTCGTCGTCGTCGAGCCCGCCGAGCCAGATCTCGCTGCCGTTGGGGAGCGTGAAAAACCAGTCCGTTCGGTCGAGGGTGTACGGGGTGCCGATGAGTTTGAGTACCTTCGGCATCGTGTCTCGTCCGACCGCGTTCTTGACGTCGCGGAAGTGGAATCGGGTTATCAGGTGCCGGGAGCCTGCGGCCTTGAGTGCCCGGACCGCGATGGCATAGCAGGCGATGAACGTCTTGCCGGACCGGGACCCCCCAGAGAGCAGAATGGTGCGGATCTCCGGGTCCGTCATGAGGGCGATCGCGCGGCGCTGCTTGGGGGTCTTCTTGATGCCGCTCATAGGTCCTCGTCTTCCTTATCGAAGTGGAGTTCCGCGATGCCATTCACATTGACCTTCTGCGCCGCGTCGAGGCCGAGGAGCTTCCGCCGGGATTCGAGGATCTTCAACGCCCGGTCGATCGAGGTCTCGCTCCCGTTCTCAATATGGAGCTTCGCCTCGATGAGAAGGGATTCGAGCTCGCGGATCTCGATGTCGATCAGTTTCTCGGCCTGCATCGTGCGCTTCGCCTGAGCAATCCCAATCTCGTGCATCAGGTCCCTGTGGACGACCGAGCGGGGGATCTCAAGCCGTTTTGCGATGTCCCGGATGGATAGCCGGGGATCGCGCTGCTTCCGGAGCCGGAGCACTTCGGCCCGGCGCTCGGCGATCTCCAGTTTCCGCGTGGAGGTCTTCGCGGCCGCACCGACGTTTGTCCGAGGCACCGACTATCACCACCCGAGCAGATGCCCAACCGTCTCCAGGCTGCCGGTGGCCACGAGGATCGCCAGGGCGACGACAATTCGAGGCACCCAGAACGCCGCCTTGTAGTAATGGTATTCGGTTTCCAGGTCCCGCTTGAGCTCCGGCGAGAGGTCCTCCTTCGCGATCTCACTGTACCCGAGCGGCCGGAGCCGGGTGCAGGTGTGGATGAGGCCGATGCCAACGGCGTGCACCTCTTCGTAAACGTTGCAGCACTCCTCGAGGAGCGACGGTGACTTGTCGCGGAGGTTTATCCAGAGCGTGCCGGCGCCAGGGCGGACGAAGTTCATCCGCACCTCCCTGGTGTCCCGGGCGATCTGTCCGTCGAGATAGACGTACCCCCTGGCCTCAAGGGCCGCCCGCACGGCCGTTGCATCCTCTGCACGGGGCGAATCAGACATCAGGAGGGTGTGGGGTCGCTATGGTGAAAAAGAATCAGTTTTTGCCAGTTTTGCCAGATCTGGCAGAAATGGCGCAACTGTCAGATCCGGCACTGTCGTCGAGGAGGAGCCGGGACCGGGGGATCCCGTGTGCATCGGCGTACTCCTCGAGGAGGCAGACGACGATATCGTCGTAGGTCTTCAGGTCCAGGTCCTGCCGGGTGGCCCGGACGATGTCGAGGGCGCCGACGGTCCGGCGCCGGAGCGGGGGGCGGCGGGAGGCGGACGGGGTCATGACGTCTCCTCGCGAGCGTCGGGCCACTGGTGGATCCTTTCGATGGTGATCTCCGCATAGTTGTCGAGCATCACCCCGGACAGGTCTATTTCGTCGGCGAACGATTCGAGCGTCATGTACTTGATCGCCCCTGACGGCGTGACGGTCATCTTGGTGACCAGGGCGTTCTCGATCTTCGGGAAACGGAACTTCACTTTGGTGCCTCCGGCAGCCCTTCGGTCTCGTAGTCGATGATCCGCAGGCCGCTCTTCTCTGCTAACTGCTTCTCCCACCTGGCGCCGTCGCTCTGTCGCCAGCCGGGGAGCATGCAGATCGCATCTCCTTTGCCCGGGTCCATCCGCAGCAGGATCTCCAGGTCCCCCCGGACCCAGGTCTCCCAGTCGACGTCGTGGGCGTGCTGGAAGCCGGCCGTGTTCTTGTGGGGACAAAAGACACTCCATCCCTTCCGCCAGCCCTCGAGGGCGACGGTCGAGGCCCGGAGGATGTTCACCTCGACCTGGTGGATGAGATCGTGGTGGCTGAACGGCCCGGATATGTACAAGACCCTCACCGTAGCACCTCCTCCAGCAGCTCCCGGACCGGGGCCAGGACAACTTTCCTGGCGACGAGCCCGCGAAGCCAGCCCGGCGCCGTCGCCCAGGTTCGCAGGGTCTTGCCGTAGAGCCGCAGCAGCACCCACTCTCCGTCCACGTCCAGGACGACCGTCCCGGTGTAGATAGTCTCCCGGTCCGGGGTGATGCGCCCCGGCGCGAGGACCTCCGGGCCGAGCCGGAAGACATGGATCATGAACTTGTCATCTAACAGGGTGCTCAGGGCGGCAGGGTCGAGCAGGTGCACCTCCCCTTCCATGTGGAACTCGATCCCGTCCCTGCCGCGGATGAGGTATGGGAGGTCCAGGGGGCAGGCGGTCCGGCAAGCCTCGCCGTCGGGGCGGTGCGCCCGGTGCTGACAGTGGGCCAGGCAGTAGATGACCTCGTGGCTGGAGGGGGGCGGGATCATGGCTGCTCGCCTCGCTCTAGTACGACGCCACGGTGAGCGCAGATCACGCATCCCTCTCCACCACAATACCTACACCGGACGATGGCGTCCCCGACCTCACCGCGCAACTCGGCGGCATCCTCGAACAGGACGTACGGCCCCTCTACCCCGTGCCCGCAGCAAGCGCTGACGGCGCCGGGGATGTGACCGAGGCAGGCATCATACCCGACCTGCCCCTCGGCCGCGATCGGGGGGCGGCCGCAGCGGGCGCACGGGCGGTCCCAGGCGCCGACCTCTTCCCAGGTGTCCCTGTAGACCCAAGTCGCCGGGTGCCCCCGCACGTGCTGGTGGCTTGTCATGGCCGGCCTCCATCCTGACCGTTGAGAGGGAGGGGGCACCAGTCGGGGATCAGGGGGTAATTAGCGCCGAATTTTTTGAGCCGGAGGGCCCCCTCATCACACCACAGGGTCGCCCGGCAGCCCCGGGCACGGTCGGTGCCATGTGGGCACTCGTCGCAGAGTTCGACGCGGATGAGCCGGGTCATCGCGACCGCCTCCTCCGCATCTCCTCCAGTCGTGCCTCGACCTGATCGGTGATGTCTGCGGTCGTGACGATGGACCCTATGAGCCCATCATCGAAGATGTGCGATTCGAGGTATGCGATCAGAGCCTCGTGGTCTGCAGCGACGTCGTCCTCTACGTGGAGGACGAGACCGACAGAGACGTGCCTCATGTCCGGCCTCCCGTCAGCCCCTCGGCGAGGTTCTCCCAGCGATGGTCGCCGCCGCGGAGATGGTCACGGTAATGCATAGCTAGGCTTCGGAGTGAAAGCCACTCGCCGACATCTGTCGGACACGTATCCGCGGCCCGGATACTCTCGGCGACGAGGTCACCCCACCCCTGCATCAGATGGATCTGCTGCAGCAGCCCGAGGAGGTCCGACCACCGGAGCACCGCGAGAGGCTCTTTGCGAGACTGCTTCACCAGGAGGAGCGGGGTCAACCCTTCCTTCTCGGCGTTCGCGGTGCATTGTCGCCACCACGCCGGGAGCGCGATCGCTTCCTGATGTTTGCACTCGACCCCATATGGGAAGAGCGCCCGGGCGGCCGGGGAGAGGTAGAGGTCGCACCCGGACTGTCCCATCGCCGTCGAGAGGACGTCGCCTTCCGGGACCCCGAGATGATCGATCAGGTCCTGCCGGACCGCCTGCTGGAACCGCCGGCCCTTGGCCTTGCGGGAGGCAGGAGTAGTAGCGACCACTCAGACCACCCCTGCGGTGACATTGTCCCGCATGCATTGTCCCAGATTCGACGAGGGGCACGAGGGGCGGGGATGCTCTACCGGGATCGAGGATCTCCGGGAGAGGTCGGGGTGGGGTGACATACCGACCGATGCAGAGCAGTCCCGGTGGCGCGCTATGGCGCGGGTTGAGGTGCTCGTGAGCGACCCGCCGCCCCGAGTAACACTTTCTCGATTTGTGATGGTGTCGAAGTGCCGGTCGACAGTGCAGAGGATACGCACTCAGATCGCCCCCGGTACGAGTGGGGTATTTAGGGCACATAGTTTCGTAACTTTTACTATACCCCCCCCACATGGGAAAATTACGATCCTATATGCCCTATATGCCCAAAACCCTCTCACGGGCACGAAGGGCACAAAATTCTGAAAACTTTTCCGAAACACGGAGTTTAGAAACTCCTGAAACCCCATACCCTTCGTGCCTTTTGGGGTATTTGGGGCACCAAATTTCAGAAAGTTTTTCAGACCTCTAACATCTGAAACACTTTCTGTTTTTTCCTGCCTTTCCTGCCCTGCCGAAAACCCCCGTCCGGGCTGGTGATAATCCATCTCAGAGACCTCCCTGTACCGATCCCGCTGTAGCATCTTCTTCCTCTTCGATAGCACTCTTTATGCGTATACCCGTCCAGCACATGGCCCCGCCGAGCTTCCTCTCATCGAACCCTCGCTCCCGGAGATACTTGATCACTGCCCGGTTGCTGACCGGTTTTTCGCCCTCGTCCTCGCACCACTTGAGGTAGATCTTATAGAGCACCGTCCGCTCGATCGTTCCCATCGGGTCCGTCTTCATCTCCTGCGCCAGGAACCGCCCGACCATATCACTCTCCGACCGGAACCGGGCCGTGGCCGCGAGCACCTTCTCCGGTGGCGCGAGACGGCAGTCGTTCTCCTGATACCGCCGGAGCCCTTCCAGGCACCAGTTCAGGATACCGGCTCCCTCCGCTTCCAGCCGTTCGAGGATGGCCGGGTCGCGCTTCCCCTCGGGGATAGTCACAGTGAAGGGCAGCAACCACAACCGCCGCCAGATCCCCTCGTCCGTCCCCCTGATCCGGGGCTCGTGATTCGTCGCGAGGAAGATCTTCGCCCCGGGCCGGAACTGGAACTCATTTTCATAGAGCCGCCGGACGGTGATCGCGTCGTCGCCGGTGATCTGCTTGACCACACTCTCTGCGAGGGATGCCCGGCTCTCCCCCTCTGATGCCGTGACGAGCCGGGCGCCGTGCAGCCGCGCCAGGTCCGAGCGCGGGCCGTCGTTCCGGCGCACCATCAGGCTCTCGGCGGCGATATTGACTGCGTAATCGCCCCATACTCGCGCCAGTGCCCCGATGGTAACGCTCTTACCGTTCTTCCCGATGCCGTAGAGGATCGCCATAATCTGCTCAGGGTTCTCCTGGAGCAGCGAATACCCACAGAGCTCCTGGAACCCCTCGATATAGGCTGTGTCCTCGCCGAACACTAGGTCCAGGTGTGCGAGCCAGGTTGGGCACGCCGCCGCGGGATCGTAGGCAACCCCGGCCTGCTTCGTCAGGAGATCCTCCCGCCGCGCCTCCCGGAACGTCAGCGTATCGAGTTCGAGCGTCCCGTTCTGGCAGTTCAAGAGCGTCGGGTGCGCGTCGAACTCGTCCGGTGTCACCGCGACCGCAGGGCAGGCGCAGGCGATCATGGCCTTGAGTCGCGAGAGCATCCCCGACGAGAGCGCCCACTTCCCGACCTTCTCGCGCCGGTCGTCCGTGGTCGCGGACGCCTCGATGTGGATCGTCCTCGCGGCCCGCTTAGCGAGCGCCAGCATCCGGCAGGTCTCATCGCGCTCCCACCGCGAGCCGTCCCACAAAAACCATGCATCGAAGGTCTTGCAGAACCGGATCGAGTCCCGGTACTGCGCGACGAGCCGATCCCCGTTGCCGTCGTCAGTGCAGGGGAATGCCAGCCCGATCGCCGGCTCAGGGTCCGGGAGGCTTACCCCGACATCGATCGCCCACTGTGCCACGAGCGCGGCCCGCCGCCTCTCGATATCCTCCCGCTCCAGGCGGTAGCTTCGCATGACCCTCTCGGACCGGGCCGCCTCCTTGAGCCCTGCCCGGACAACCTCGACGGGCTGCTCGCAGAACCACGGCGGGAACTTCGCGCCGCAGTGCTCCAGAGTCTTGACGGTCCGCGTGAGGTCGTCGAGTCCTCCTGCGTCGAGGGTCAGCCCGTCGATCACCTCGTCGGAGATAACCGGCTCGATCACCTCGGCCGGGACGTTTAGAATCCGTGCTGCCGGAGCATCCTGATCCATCTCCCCCTCGGGGTAGATCTCCTCAACTGCGCTATCCGGGGTTTTATGGTCCGCCACTGGATTCTGGGGGAGAACATGCTCGTCCGATACGGACTTCTGCGCCACCTCGGGCGCCTCATTCTGACCGCTGTTTTCCGATTGCTCGTTGTTTTCCTCATATGAACCACATGTCGCTATACCGGAAAAATCCGGAGAACCGCTCGCGCCGCACACAATCTCCCACACCCGGCCGAAAACAGCCCCGCTGATCCGGGGCCCCTGCTCCGCGACAACCTCCGGCGGCCACCGGCCCGCGAGGAGCACTTCCACGCCGTCGGTGGTGCGGCGGGTGCCGTTCGGCATCCAGTCCGTCCGGAGCGGGATGTAGATCGCGTCGTCGAGCGCGACAGCGGCGGCCATCCACTCCTGGACACGATCCCGGAGCGTCGCGTCGGTCAGCGCGGCGCGGAATGATTGTGATTCGGTTGGTATTTTTAGCACGATAGAACTCACTGTGTCGCCTCCTTGCGGGCGAAATATTCTTGTACGCGGTAGCACCGCGACGTTGCTGCACTTGATCCCCGTCGGCGAGTGCTGCCGGCAGTACCAATCCCACTCGCCTTTGCGGTCGTCGTAGATCGGATACGGGCACCCGAGGCACCACGGCGGCGCGGCGAGGCCGTTGCCGGTCACGCGACCACCGCCAGCGCCATCATCCACAGGAGCCCGAGCGCCGTCGCGACGACCCCGAGCAGGAACCCGGCTGTGAACCAGAGCCCCCTCATCCGACCTCTACGACAGGTCCGCCCTGCTTTGAGTCGCTGATCAGGTATGCGCCGGTCATCCGGTCGCCTTCGCCGACCCACCAGGCAATCCGGCACGGCATGTCATCGTCGAACTTCTCAAGGGACTCAAGCGCAGCCCGCAGGTCGGCCTTTACCTCTCTTACTGTCGGCACGCCTTTTCCTCCTCGACCTGCCCGACGGTGCGGAACCCTGCCCACTCGGCGGCGAGATCGAGCCCGCCGATGCCGCTGAAGAGGGAGAGGTGAGTGAGTGACATCAGACCGCCCCCTTATCTCTCCCCTCTGCCAGGATCCGGTTCGCACGGTGCGGCAGCGCCACGAGATCGATGTCCCGCTCAGGGAGGACGAGGGTGACCGGCAGACCGCTGATATCGAATACGACAAGCGCGTCGCCCGACCTCATCGGCACCGCCTCCGGATCGGGCAGGTCGCGCCCGAGGGGCAACGATCCCAGTGGCGCGACCTGCTGCATGTATCCCGGCTGTCGCATTCGTAATGCACCTGGCGGCAGTATCGGCACTCGCCGTAGATGCTCGCGGGCGGGATATCCCACGGTGTCGCGGGCGGGTCGAAGACCTCTAGATTGAGGTGGATCGCCCAATCGCGCTCAAGCCGCGCGCCCTTGCTCTGCTCCCATCCCGGCAGCAGCAGCACCGCTGCGCGCGCCCGGGGCAGGAGCCGGAGGATCGCGAGGTCGCCGTCGATCCAGTCCTCGTTCGGGACCTCCGGGCAGTCGACCTCGAAGTGCGCTGTATTGAGGTGCGGTGTAAACGGCATCCAGCCCTTCCGCGCCGCCGCGACCGCATACGATCGGGCGACCGCGATGTTCTCCGCGACCATCCGACCATTCCCGGCCGAGTAGGGGCCGCTGATGTAGAGGATCGGTCGGGTCACGCGACCACCACTCGCACGAGCAGGAAGAGCAGCAGCGCGTCTCTGTAGAGGTCGAGCCGCGCCGCGCCTGCGGGTAAAAAGGTCATCGGCACCCCCTCCGGATCGGGCATTCCATCCCGGGAGGGCATCTCTTATTGGGGTTGCCACAGGCATCCTCGCGCGGTTCGATTGTCGCCAGGGCGTAGTAGGGGCAGGGCCCCCTCTCCGCACCTCCTTCGCCCCAGGTTCGGGCCATCAATTCTAATGCCTCAATTCTGGCCCGGAGAGATCTGATTTTACGACGAGACGTCACCGGCATCGCCTCCGGATCGTGCCGGCGCGGGGTACCGGGTCAGGGAGGATCTCCGACACCACGGCATCGAGCCACCTCTCGCCCGGGGCACGCGCCGCCATACGCGCAACCCCGGCAACCCTCGATCGGGTAACCGTAAATGCCCGCCCAGGGAGGGCATCAAACCAGAATACCACACCCTTCCCTGTCGTCGACAGCCTCGCCCGGCCGCGCTCTCTCGTCTCGTAGAGACCGAACCACTGCGAGAGCGGTATCTGAGCCGTCCGCTCCTGGAGGAGCGCCGAGATATCAGAGACCCCCGCCGCGAACCGGTAGGCCGTCTCACCGTCCCAGATCTCCAGGGCGACCGTACGGGTCTCGGATTCGGGGATGAGTTGGCCACAGTTCAGATACATACATCCCCTCCGGTTTCTCGCGCCCTCCGGGCCCTGAGTGTATCTCTCGGCCCTTTCGGGATTATCGTGATTCCGGCCCGGCGGAGCGCTCTCCATGCTGTGGCTTCGTTGCACCCGATCCGGTCCGCGATCTCCCTGGGAGACAGGTACTCGTGCAAGTGCATTTGTTTCAGCATCTCGTGGTCGCGTAGCAGAGGAAACGTTGGGCGCGGAGTTGGGGCCTCGCCCCCCCTCCGCCACACCGCAGACGCCGCGTTATTGCACGACTTGCACCGCGCAGTGTGTCCGTCCGCCCGGTATCGGTCGACGTGGAACTCATCAAACGGCTTGACCTTCCCGCACCCCGGGCAACGCTTCGCCCCGGTCACGCCTCCACCTCCCCATCTTCGCGGGCACGCCGCGCCTGGAGTGCCGCCCGCATCAATTTCGGTAGCCTCGGCACCCCCGCCCGACGGAGCGCCCCATTTACCGCGCTCTCAGAGCACCCGATCACCTCGGCGATCTCCTTTACGGATCGGTACTCCACGCCGTGCTGCTGCCGGAGCCACTCGGGATTGTGCAGCTCCGGGAACCTGCGGCCCATCAGTACACCTCCAGGCACTCATCCGCGATCCAGGAGAGGCCCTTGCTCGCGGGGAACTCGACGAGGCACGGTCCGGTGACCGGGTAATGCTTCAGAATCGTCCCGGTAAATCCCCGGAGACCGGAGGGGGCGATGACCTGCACCCGCGCCCGAGGCACGAGGTGGTCGGTCACACGATCACCCGCCGCAGGGCACTGAGAGGGTAGACCCGGGCCGGGCCACGGTCGCCGGGGAACTCCACCGACGCGAATTTGCTGCGGACGTTGACGATAACCGCAGTACCGACGAGGCCGGGGTCATCGACCAGGGCGACGCGGTCGCCGCGGACTATCGGCCCACACGCATCGATCGGCCGGTCGCACATCATGCCGTCCATCATATCCGCGTGTAGCGCCCGGGCGTCGCCATAGAGGCCCTTACTGGCCGGCTCCTCGCACTGCGTCACCGGGACGGCGTCGCCGGCGAAATCCGGGGCGGGGGTGGCCCCCCGCTGCGGCCAGATCTTGAGGTGGTATCGGCTCTTGATCGCTGCATCGGTGCGGCTGGAGCCAGGGTACGCGGCCCGGTAGAGTGCGACAGCCTCCGTCGGAGTAGTGGCCTCGCGCATAGCCCCCTCCTCCTCCGGGGTCCACCCCCGAGCATCCAGACGCACTTCATCCACCAAGGGTGATGCCTCGTAGACCGACTCCTCCTCCGGGACCGGTTCCGGGAACTCGGGTTCCGGCTCTACTACGTAGGTGTGGAGCCGCCCCGGGTCGGCGATCGCTGGCGCCTCCGTCTCGTAGACCGCATCTTGGGCGGCCATATCTGCGTCCTGCTCCTCCTGCTCGGCCTCGCAGGCGTCCCGCATCCGGGCGATCTCCTGTATCGCGTAGCAGGCCCCCTTGACGGGGCAGAGGATCTCAGGGTTGTCGAGGTGGGGGCACCGCCCGTCGTCGTAGGGATAGGTGCACCGATACGGAGTACCGTCCTCGCAATGCACGCACGGGCCGCTCTCCTGCGGCCGGAGGAGGATGGGCTGCGTCTCCAGTGAGGGAGTGACGAGCGCCCGGATCTCGTCGGGGCTGCCGATGAGGATCATTATGGCGCCTCCATGCACTGTTTGCATAACGTTTTGCTCATAAACAGCTGCGAGAGCTTCGCCTGTGCCTTGGTCGTTTCCGCACCGCACCGCTCGCAGATCACGATATCGTACGGGTCAGAGGTCTCCGATTTGGGCGGTGCGGCGGGCGGCTTGACGATCTGTGCGACAGCCGCCGCCGCCTGCTCTGCCGCAGTGGGCGGAGAGGTCTTCGCGGGCGGCTGCGGCTTGACACACCGTGCAGCCGCGGCCGCCGCCTGATCCGTTGCAGATGGCGGTGTCGCGGGCATGGCGTCCTGTTTCGCCGCTTCCTCGGTCTGGACGAGCCGGGAGACATACGCCCGGATCAGGGGCGCCGTGGCCTCGTCGGCTGAGTTCGCGATGCCGAGCAACTGCCCGCACGCGAACGCGAACATGTCCCGCGCCTCGTCGGGGTTCGCTGCCTCGCCGGAGACCGTGAGCGCGATTGACTCGTTGTTGCCGACGTTGACGAGCGCCGACCAGGAGACGGATTTTGGGGAGGTCATTTGCTCACCTCCGTCCGCGAGTTCCACCACTCGCCAAAGTGCTCGACGCACAGCACCCGGTCGGTGTGCGGCTTGGTCTTCTCGCGGATCTCCTCCGGCACCGGGACCCCGCAGACCTCGCAGCATGTCGGGGTCGCCTGGGGCACCTCGCCCACGTAGCGCGGGGCGCGGTCGCCAGTGTCGATCTCCTCGGGGGAGTAGAGGCCGGAGATGTTGAACGCCTGCCGGAGCGCCTGTGCTTGGGCGACCTTCTTAATCATTGTCTCGGGTTTCGTCTGCCAGAGGTTCTTTCCGGCCGAATACTCTGATAATTTGACTTCTGCGACGAACGGATATTTCATGTCCTTGCGATAGACTTCACACCACCCGATCGTATCGTCCCCTTCTTTTCTCGCGCCAGTTTTCATGCCGTCGAAAACCCCGGAGCGGTGCGCGATCGCGAGGAACCCGTCGCGGCCTGCGAAGATCGCGGCGGGGTTGTTGCCGTACTTGATCGCCCAGATCTGCTTCGTGAACGGGTCGAGCTGGTAGGTCTTCGCGAGCTGCATCAGGAGCAAAAACTCGTTGTCGGTGCAGTCCCGGGCACACATATCCCGGATGAGTTGGATCTGCTGCTGGTTGTACTGTGCCGGGACGATGCCGCCAGCGTTGAGGGTCGCGGGTAGGTCTGACATCAGTCCACCTCCCGGGCCTCGACGGCGTCGCGGACGACGCGGGGGTTGTCGAGGTCGGGGATAATGCCCGCGACCATGACGCACGGCACATCCTCGGCCCCTTCTCGCGGCCGGCTGATCAGGAGCATCGGGGCGGTCGGACCCACGATCCCATAGTTCGGGTGGACGATCTGGATATCCGCCGAGCACGCCCCGGCGTCCTCAGAGTCCCCGAGAGGATAGAGTCGGGCGATCGCCGCATCGATCGCGTCACGGAGATGCTGCAGGGAGTACTGGACCCCCAGGCACCCGCCTGAGAGCGTACCTATACCGATGACGCGAGACGGGGCCATTTCCACGATCTGAATCGAGCCCTCGACTGTAGTGAGGGGTAGGGCGCGGCCAGCGGGCTGGAACTCGCTGCTCATTCCTCTCCCTCCTGCTCTTCGCGGCCGGTGCCGAGCCCAAACTCAGAGAGCGACGTGCCCCGGTCGGACTCGATCCTGACCTCTAACTCTGCCTTGAGCGAGACGGGAGCATACACCACGGAGACGTAGCGCCGCCCGGCCATCGACAGGAAAAACGTCTGGAGTTTGTCGCGGGCGTTCATCACGGCCTCGTCAGGGCTCTCACCCTGGCCGATGATTGGATACCCCTTGATGTCGGCAATCCACATCTCGGCCTTCTCGTTGTATGTCGCGGTCGTGGTGAGCTCGATGATGTCGATCATTCCGATCCCTCCGGGCGCTCGTACTCGACAGTCGTGCCGATGTCCTTGACCTCGACCTCGCAGCAGTCGTCGAACGTCCCCTTGCCAAGCAGCGCCTCCGCTTTTCCGATTGCGACCGTGCAGCACTCGACAAATGCCTCTGCACCGTGCTTGGCGAAAAACAGTTTCGGTACGATGGTGCGGGTTTTCCGGGTGCGGATCTTGAGGAGATAGTTTCCTATCTTGCTGACGCCGGCGATCTTCGCCTGCTCGATGCAGTTGTGCCGCTCCTCCTCGCAGCGGTCGATCTTGCGCTTGATCTCGATAACATCCTCGCGCTCGTTGAACTCGTCCTGTAGCGCCTTGAGTTCGGCCCGGTGCTCGTCGGCCCGGATCCGAGCCACGAACGCCCGCTCCAGGAGGTTGTCGGGCAGAACCGCGTGGCCGCACTCTGCCGGATCCATGCTGCACTCGCTTCCATCCCCCTTGCACTCGCGGCAGGGGTTTTCGCAGTCGCAGTGCATCAGGATCCCTCCTGAGACAGCCGCTCGGTCAGGTCGTCGCGAATCCCCTGTATGAGACAATACCCTCCGCAGGCGACATCCGCCAGGCAACCGCCGCATGGTATCGTATTGCAGACACTCTCAGCGCGGTTGAGCACGGCGAGGGCAGTATGGAGTGCCCCCGCGATCGTCTCATGGCTGGCGGTGGTCGCGGCGAACCGGTCATCGGTCTGTCCGATCAGGTCCATGAGCGCCTCCTCCGGCGTATCGCCGAATCCCGATAAGCCCTCTTGGAGGTTGGGGCCGCAGAGGGCACACCACTTGTTGCCGTCGAGGGAGATCCGGATCTCCTGGTCGCCGGACATCAGGCGCACCCCCCGGCGTTGAGTTCCGCGACCCGCTGTTCGATCACGTCTCGGTCCGGGATGTATCCGCCGGAGAATTCGACGTTCCCTCCGTGGAGGGGTTGCGTCGGGTCCCGCAGGCGACCGGCCGCGTATAACCGCGTGTGATCGATAACCTGCGAGAGCACGCACCACTGGCCCGGCATCAGCACCGCCCCCCGAGCACCTCAGCAACCCTCGCGAGCGATTGCGCACTCGTCAGGTCGCCGCACTGATCCCGATCAGGATCCCACAGCGCGCAATCGGCACCGACACAGGGGCAGAGTCCCCCGTCATCCGGGCAGACCTGGCGCGGGCAGTAGACCTCGACGTCCATCAGCACCGCCCCCGCTCTGCCTGCATCTCCGCGAGCACGGAGACGGGGAGGCCCTCGACCCGCCGCACCCGGTGGATCCGGCATTGCTCACGCAGAGTCGCGGCTCGCTCCTCGCGCCTGGCATCATCGTCCAGGCACTGCAGGCAGAGGCCGTCGCTCGCCGCCTTCCGCGGCCCGAACGCATCGAACCCCTGGCCGCAGCGGGTGCACGTCCGGAACTCCGTCCCGTCCGCGAGGCATGCATCGCAGTAGCGATCGTTCGTGGTCTCGGCACCGCAGGAGCGGCACAGACGCGCCCGCCCGTGCAGGAGATCGTCGTTCGCCGGCGCGTTCGCGCGCGTGCGAACCAATATATTCTCTGTTGACAATACCTCAGAGGCGGCCCGGGTTTCCCGAAGCTTGCAGGCGGGGGAACATGCAGGGCTGCCATTCAAACATTCGCTTTTTGACATACGTTTTCACCGTCTTTCACGATAACTCGCCCGATCTCGATTCCGATCGTTAACCTCCGGGCGTAGAGGGGATCTTTCATCAGTGCATCGTGCAGATCACGATTGATTACAAGCGGCGGGGTCATGCCGTCGCCTCCATATCTGCAGGGTCATAGTCGATACCGAGGGCATCCAACCCTCGAACAATGATAAGCCGCGCCGCCTCGGTGCGGGTGACTAGCTTCTGGTTAGCCTGCACCTTGTCGATCGCATCCAGCATCCACACAGGGACTTTGAACCCTACGTGCCGCAGTGAGTCACTATGGGCACCGTGTTTCACAATGTTTCACTCCATTTTACTATTTTTCACATAAGTATATATCCATTCCGGTTTTACATCGTTTCACGGCGTGAACTAATGCAAAATGCAACAATGGGGGAGAAAATGTCTGACGAAACAAACCATGTGGGCGTCCGGATGCCAGTAGATCTGATTGAAAAAATGAACACTCTCGCGAAATCTCATCATCGCAGCCAGAGCGGCGAAGTAATCCATGCTTGCGCTCTGTACATCGCTGCGCACGAGCCTCCAAGCACCCCCGAAGCGTATTACGCTGCCTTACAGGCACTCGAATTACTCAGAGCCAAAATGCAGGATGATCTGAATGAATTAGAGCAGAAATCTTCTCTAAAAAGGGTCAAAATAGGTGGGGAGTGGATACCGTAATGCTGCTACCAGTCAGGGTCTCCCCCCGACGCCGCGTGTGGGTAGACGTATCCTTTTTTTACGAGAAGTACTTGGTTGCCGGCCGCTCCGAGGACGTTATCCAATTCCACCTAAAAAACGCCCGGGTTGACGGGATCTATGAGGAGGAGGAGGTCGCCCACGACGTGAAACACACCATCGCAGGTATGCTCCACGCAGGGGCCTCCCGTAATGAGATCATCGATGAAGTTTCCTTGGTGTATTGCATCCCGATCGCGTGCTTGGAGGAGATTGTTGATGAGGTCGAGGGCGAGATCGCCACGGCGATCCCCATCTAGATCTCCCCCAACTCTTTCATCTCCAAGATCATCCTCCGCATCTCTTCTTTCTGGATCGCCGCGTCGTCCGCGAGGAACCCTTTTGACGCCTCTATAGATCTCGCCGCCTCCTCGGTCAACTCGCAGCCGCACCGGCCGCAGAACCGGGCGCCGGGGCCGGCGATCGTGTGGCACCGGGGGCACTCGTGGATCTCGACCCGCTCCGGTTCGGCCATCTGCCGATCAGCCAGGCCGTAGTGAGTGAGCAGCGCCCGATCGACGTCGGTGTTGACCAGGTGGAGGTAGGTCTCCAGCTCCTTTGCCGTCGGGTCGCCCCAGAACAGCATCCCCACGACAGAGATCGAGACGCCCTCACGGATCAGGTGCGTGATGCGGCTGTGTCGGAACAGGTGCAGCGTCAGGTGTTTTTTAATCCCGGCCCGACGGGCGATCACGCGCATCTGTTTCGCCATCGCCGCATGCGCCAGGGGCTTATTCCGGGCGTTCAGGAACACCAGGGCGTCGGGCGACTGCTGCAGCGGGTAGTCTCGCCGCCAGGCCGCCAGCGCTTCCGTCGACATGACCAGGCGCACGTATCGCGGCCGGCCGGTCTTGAAGTCGAGGTTGACGATCGCACCATATTCGTCGAAGTCTAACTGCCTCCAGGTCAGGGTCGCAGCCTCCCCCGCCCGGAGCCCGGCCTCGTAGAGCAGCGAGAAGAGGGCACGGTCCCGGCTTGTCGTGCAGGCCGACAAAAATGATGTGACCTCGTCGGGGGAGAGGATATCCGCTGCGGTTTTTGTCATCCTCGGTTTCGGCGGCGGGTGGATCTTCGCCAGGCGCTTCTCCGGGATCTCAGTGTAGCCCCGGTCGTTCATCCAGGTGTAAAACTGCTTTAAGATCGTGATGTAGTCGATTATCGTGTTGGTCTTATACGGCTTCCCGGATCGGATGCTGGTCCCCGACCGGACTGCGTTCACCCCGGCGAGGAGATCCCCGATGGTGTTCTGGTCGAACGGCCCGATCCAGCGCCGCCACTGGCAGAGGTGCGTCGTAATCTTGTTCTGCCGGCTGACGGTGATCCCGCGGCAGGCTCTTAAATCGTTGACGAACTCGAGGATATAGCCCCGGTCGGCCGGGGAGAGCCCCCCCTCTTGTTCGGCCCGGTCCAATGACCGGACAGCGTACCCCACGCGATCGCCGTGGAACTTTGAGTCGTTGAGGGTAGGAGCTTCAAGCAT